GCATGAGTCTATTTTGGGTGGCGGACCATTGGAGAGTCTCGCTCCGAAAGTTCGAAAGCTGCGCAAAGAACTAACCCCACTTGTAGTGGATCGATTTGAAACATGAAAATTACAAAACGACAACTAAGAAGAATTATTAGAGAACAGATTGAGGGAAAAGCAGTAGAACTCACATCTCCCGGAGTCGACCGTAATCAGGTTAGCGACGCATGGCCCAATGGTGTGTTATACGACGGTAAAAAAGTTTTCGATATATTCTATCAAGGGGAAGCGATTAACAACGCATGGTCCTTGCTCCGTGCTGACGGTTATGGTGACGGTCAAGAGGCATATCTGGGATACTCTCCATCGTCTGATATGTTCGTTATGGGATTTGATGCCTTCCTTGATGAAGATGACGGTGGATGGGAAGATGATAGTCTGGCAGGCAGCGGCTATGGGGGAGCCCTCATGGATGGTGTCTTAGTAGAGATGGATCCTAGCGGACGGGCAGGCAACATATTAAAAGCTGCTCCTGGTGGGATGTATCCCGCAGGACTCAAGGCAGCCCGGTCGGTATACCCAGATATTATTGATATCAGGCTAGATTGATTCAGGAGCCAATAAATGAAACATACTAGAGAACACGTAAATAATACCCTACGCGAGCTAGGTAAGGTGTATAAGGGTGTTTCTAATGTTATGAAAACATTGCGCCCAGCCCTACAGCTAGCTGCAGCTAGCTGCTGAACCGGCAGAGATCAAAGCTGAGATGGAAAAAGAGGGCAGCGAAGAGGAATTTTGGGCCCATATGGTACTGATCGCGAAGGCAAAGCAGACCAAGGAAGCAAAGAAAAGAAAAACGAGGCACTTTTAAGACATGTCATTAGAGAGACATTGCTTAGAGAGAAAATTAGGGCAACGTAATCTAGTCTTTCTCGACATTGATATGCATTGCGGGAAAGGTAATACTCTCCACGCATGTGATCTGATTGTTTTCACATGCGATCTCATGAAAGATGATAGGCTCAGATTGTGGTAATCCTGAGGGATGATTGACCACATCACCGGTCAAAAGTAAACTAAAAACAATTAAGATAACAGCTCCAAAAAAGTATTTCATTATCATTCTCCTTAAAAATGCTTGAATGAGTGTTATATATTATCCTCGACACAAAAGTTTTATAAACTATTAGATGTGTATTTTTTTTAGTAACCGTGTATAATAAACATGTACTAATTCTTAGAGGATAATCATGGACCGTCGATATCGATCGAGGATACCACAAATAGGCGATCTCCTTTTCGTCACTTGTCGAGAAAGTGATTATAATTCTCGATGTTCATGTCGAACTGAGGATGAGAAGCATATAGGGTTTGTAAGGGAGATAGAGCGTGATTCATGGGGACATCAGAAGCGTGTCCTTGTTGAGTGGTCTAGTAAACCCCCAGCCAATTATCGCAAGGAATATGGTTATTCCGGAGTGAATATACATAATATTAGAGAAGAATTTACAGTTATTCGTGACGGTATAGAGATCAAATGATGTTAGCAGAAATTAAAGTGGGTTATTAATGTCAAAACCAGACCATTACAGCACACTAGGGGTGGAGAAAACCGCAGACGATGCCACTCTTAAGAAGGCCTATAGAAAGCTAGCATTAAAATTTCATCCGGACAAAAATCCTAACAATGAGGACGCTCAAGAAAAGTTCAAGCAAGTAAACGAAGCCTATTCTATTCTTTCTGATTCCCAGAAAAGACGAGAGTACGACTCACCTACACCGAACTTCTCCGGAGGATATCCTGGACCGGAAGGGCATGATATTTTTAGTATGTTCACTGGTGATATGTTTGATGGTTTGTTTGGCCGCCGGCCCCGCCGGCCCGAGCCGCGGAGGGGCGACAACGTAGGGTTAGATATTAGCTTAAGCTTTATGGAAGCAGTCCATGGTTGTAATAAATCACTAGTAATAGAACGACCAGAAAATTGTAACGGATGTGCCGGTGCGGGATATGATTCATCGGCAGGAATTGATACGTGTACAAACTGCAGAGGATCAGGAATGATCATCGTTCGTCAGGGAATGATGACAATGCAGATTACATGTAATCAATGTGCCGGCACAGGCGGAAAACCTAGGATGAAATGTACAAAATGTAGGGGATCAGGAGTAGACCCAGTTGTAGACACAGTTACTTTACATGTACCTCCCGGTGTTAACACAGGTCAAAAGCTAAGACTATCAGGACGAGGAATGCCGGGATCTCCTAGGGGAGATGCTATCGTAAGGATTTTTGTACAGCCTTCAGATGAGTTCAGACGAGAAGGCATAGATGTACATACAGAAGAAGAAGTATCTGTCAAACAGGCGATTCTAGGATGTACGATTTCAGTCGTGACAATACATGGAGAGACGTTAATGGATGTACATCCAGGGACACAACCAACAGATGTTTATACATTACATGGTGCAGGTGTGAAACATCATTCCAGTGATCACGTAGGGAATCAGATCGTACATATAAATGTAAGAATTCCAAAGAATCTCACGGAACAGCAAAAAAGAGAAATTGAAACTATGACGCTAGACTAGTCCGATGCATATTTAGAAATGCAATGGATGAAGATACTTTAGTTTCAGAAATCAATAGAATACTTCAGGCGACATGGTCTAAAAAACAGACATCAATGGGCAAGTGGATAGAAGTCCAATGGTCGTGGGCAGGATTCATTGGCAGGACAGTCAACAAGTATAAAGAGTGTGGATGGATTGTCAAGAAACAAGTAGAACTAGGCCCGGATGGTAGGAAGGTCTGGCTTATTTTTATGAACCCTAACTGGATTCCTACCAAAGATAAAATAAGAGACCACCTGCCCTATTAGATGTACGTTTCAGTCGTGAGCGTCCTCACGCCCTCCACGTACAAGACCGAATTCATTCCCGTAATACTTTCTTCCAGTCACACGTATAATTGATTCGAACTTAACACGTGTGAAATCATGCAAACACTCAAGATCCTGTCCCTGTGCGCTTCACTGTTTGCCCCGGGCCCCGACACCGATCCCCACGGTCGAAATCTCCACCTCCGAACCCTAGAAGGATTCACCGTCGCACACACGGCTTGTATCACGACTGCTCAAGAAGCAATCAAGGTAGGGGTGGATCCATTTGTCGCGCTTGCAGCTGTGTATAAAACTACCACCATGTCCCCCAAGCGAGCTCGCAAATCCAGGGTGCATCGCCACATCCGTCTCGAATGGAACTGTCCCGCCACAGGCCGATGGTTGCGCAGCTCGTGTAGCCCATTCATGCTGACCCCGTTGCATATGCGATCACTGCTCAATCAGACAATCCAAGAAAGTTCATGGGACGAAGACAGGCAGGAAGATTATCCCGAGATGCTGTGTCGTCTGCTAAATCCCCGCGGAGTATGCACGAGCAAATACCGGCGCGAAGCCCGTCGGGTCGAGCGCCTCGCAACTCGATTTGCTGCGATGTATAGACGCACTCACGACTACTTCGTATGGTATAATCCCTTCCGTCCCAAGCCCACTCCGTCTGAAAGGTGGAGAGATCGCCGTCGCCAGGATCGTGAGCGTGAACACCAGTACGAGCTGGACCTACGCCGTCATCCTGAAATACGGGTGGATATCCACCCTCAAACTCCCCCCGTGAAAGTCCCCGGCCGATCAGGCTTCGGTCAGTAGATAGAGTGCAAGATCCCTAGAAAATAGGGTATAAGTAAACATAGAAAGGGGTTACATCATGAAACCCGGAGATATCGTCAGGCTCGCGCCTAATATGTTCAACGACCCTAAGACATGCGCCTATAAGATGCTTGTTATTGATACCTTTGTTGATGAAGACTTGGGGTATGTGGCAGTCTGCTTGGTCGATGGATCTGTAAAGAAATTCCAGCAAGCTATGCTAGACGTGATGATTAGCTACTAAGGGGAAGAGTCGTCATCGTCTCCGGGTATATGATCGATGACGTAGCCGATCTCGACAAGAGACCCCTCCGGAGGAGTAAGGGTAAACTCCACACTGTTGGTAAGAGGATTGTAAATCCAATCTGTAAACTCTATTGTGTCTACAAAGACGATCAACGTATCCGGGAGAGGTACATGTGTTAATTCCCACTCTTCATGGGGGACGACCTGCGAGGTCGCTGCGTGGACGCCGGTCGCCCAATCTTCTGCACAAATATCCACAACTACCCCGTTATAGGAATTAGTGGCTCCGATATATCGACTTCCGATATAAAGACCGGGAACACCGTGAGGACAAATCGATTCTGAGAGAGGAATATTCACAATGCTAGCGATAAAAACTGACTGACGCATCCCTCCGTACCAATTGATGAAATCCTGCAGGCCTGCTGGGTTGCTTGAAAAGTCTCTGGAGCTTTGCTCGTTCTCATCACTAACGAATACAACAAGAAGACCCGCGTCCGGACGGAGCCATGTTTGATTATACTCGTTTTCTAGAAGATAGGCGTATAGCGCGTCGAAGCCGGCTTCTGTCCCGTTATTGCCTGTGTTATTATAAGCATCCCATGCATCTTGTACTGTGTCGCCTGGTACCAGCGGAAACTGAGAAGCGACACCGGTATCGAGCCAGGACATCGTAGTAATCCCCAAGCGCCAACCGGTCGGGGGTAAAGCTAGCATCATCTGCTCGATACCGTCAATTACAGATTGGGCATGCATGCTCATTGACCCGGACTTATCAATAAGCCAGACAATATCGATTCCGGTCATGGTATGGGGTTGCGTAAATGAGTCGACCCAAACGTCTCCGCCTTCGCCCGGGACTTCCACTGGAACTTCTACCTCAACAGGTACTTCGATCGGTACCTCGATTTCAACTTCCACAATTGTTTCTACTTCGACTATTCTCTCGCGAGTCATGACTGTGTAATCGCTGCCACAACCACTTAGAAAAAACAGGAGTAGGAGAAGAAGTGAGGGTAGCGCATGCAGGAAGATATCGCTTCGGCGTACTTCCATAGTGGGCTCCCTTCTTTTTTAACTATGCAAAGAAGATGCCTACCGCGTAATTTATATGCTTTTTCTTATTACGCGGTGCAAATATCTTCCACATGTAGTATAATATTACTATAAACAAGGAAGGAATAGCATGACTACTAAAATTGCCAAAGGCATTCTCGTTCGACTTAACCCGGAGGTCTGCTTCACCACCAAGCAAGGTGGTGGTCTTCAATTTCCACTCACAAACTACGCTAACGATGAGGCCGGCACTGTTCAGTCAAGTCGCCCTAGTACTTTGGAAGATCAAAATGCCTGGCGTGAAGCTAAGTACGCTGAAGTTGCTGCGGCCAAGGCCGCAGGACAGGATACATTTTCCATCATGACGAATGATGCTGGTGAGTCGAGGCTCCCGCCGCAATCAATTGGTGTGACTCTCCATCGGGATCGGGTCTACACTGTTCTCCGAGCCCGGGCCGCGGCGCGCCTCGGATGGGGTAACAAAACCGGTGGGTTGGTCAAGATTCTCTGCACTGAGACCGGTGAAGAGACATATGTCAAGCGTCACTTGGTGAAAGCTGTCTAATGCTCCAATTGGGTGATTTAGTACAAACTGTGACCAGACCGGAAGGTTGGCCAGGACAAGAGACAGTCTTTCTTGGGCTTAGCGGCCTAGTCGTAAAAGACTATTCTCCCATGCGACCACCAAATGTGGGTCGAATTGTTGATGTGTTATGGAGTAATGGTCAACTCGTTGACATGTACTCAGATGACCTGGAGGTAATCGATGACAGCGCCGAACCGATGTGGAGGTGATCAATGAAACCCGGTGATATTGTACGAAACGTAAGGGCAATTCGAACCAACCCAGTCGTTAACGAAAGCCGTGGGTGGAAACCTATTGAATGTGGGCATCTTGGTATCGTTCTGAATATACGACCTGATACTCTGAATAGTCCTCCATTAATGGATTACGTCGACGTGATGCTATCGGTCGACGGCCAATCGATTCAATGCGGTAATTACGCTGCCGGATCATTCGAGGTTATTGTATGAAAATCGGTGACCTGGTGCGACCAATCTCACTGCCCGAGGCCGTTCGAAGCGATTACTGGATCGGGCTGATTATTGATTTTGATTTTCGTGATCCTATCGTCTATTGGACCGAAGAGTTTAACTCAGAGATTGAATATCGTGACCAACTCGAGGTTATCGATGAATAGTATCGTCTGGTTCTTTGTTGGGATGTTAGTTCTTTCCTTATGGCTAGAATATCGGCATTTATGTAAATGCCCCCAAAAAAATAATCCGTATGAACTTATAGACCTGCAAAGAGAGATGCAGGAGAAAAGAGAAAAAGAAAATGTCAACAAGAGAGATTAATGGAATATTTTGTTATTAACAATGTGGCTGCTGTAATGATTGTCGGAATACTTTTGTTCTTTGAGGGAAGAGATAAATGAAAGTCGGTAAGTTTCTATCAAAGTTAGGTCCGTTCAAATGGACCCTACACAATGTGGTGGCACACCCATTGAGCGAGATCGTATATCTTATTGGACTTGAACAAGTTTCTAATTGGATTCATGACATTACTGTGCCTGAACATGAGACAGGTACAGGACGGGGGTAAGATGAAAGTCGGCGACATAGTGCAAAGGGTAACCGGACTTCCGGGCTATAAAACTAATCCTAAAACCAACGGGATTCTAATTGATATTAGCTCACCATCATCACGTAGGGTGGCTACTGTTATGACAGCCACAGGTATGATTATGACATGGCCCTTGGATAGTCATTATGAGATTAAGGTACTTAATGCAAGTAGGTAATGTAGTAATGAAGAAGATTATACTACTAACTGGAATATTTTTTTGGCAGGGTTGCAGCGTAAAGCCTGAAAAGATCTGTATGGATTTTATTGGTTTGAATGAATGTAATGCAAGTAAAGAATGTATGCCATTACCTGCATGGCAACCCAATGGCACAGGAACTTATGATGGAATACTGACATGTATTAGAAAGCGTCCTTATGACATTAAAGACCTGTATCCGCCCAAATGAAAATCGGTGACTTGGTAGCGAGAACGTATGGCGAAGGCCAACGACCGGTAGGGCTTCTCGTTGGGTGGTATAAGCGTGGGACTAAATCAGAACTAGCAGAAGTAATGTGGCTTGGATCAAAAAGAATTGAGCAATTCGGCGTAAAGTATTTGGAGAAGTTTAGTGAAAGTCGGTGATTTGGTAAAACTGGCTGACTGGTGCCATCATCCTGGTTCGATCGGAACGGTGGTGAAGGTGGATAGGCTGGAGGAGATCGAGACTGTGCAGCTTCTGGTCGAGAGTAAGATTCAGACATTTCACCCTGATGATTTTTATCTGTTGGATTCGCGAGACTAAACAAGTTCTACATAATATTTATTGGTGTTGCACGTAACCGATGAGGAGTGACCGATGAAAATCACCCGCAGGCAATTAAGAAGAATCATTTGTGAAGCAGTGCACATGCAAGTCGATCCCAATATCCAAAAGATCGAAGATATTGTATACAGCCTCCCCAACGTTACCAGAGATAATTTTAAACTTAACATACAGCACGATCCGGAACTCCCCGGCGAATATGAGGTATTTCACTCCGAATATGCTATGTCTAAATTAGCATCTCTTGCCGGGTTACGAATGAGTCACGAAATTACTTCGATGTTTGAAGATGCTGGGTTTGAGGTTAGTGAAACATGGAGTTCAAAGGAACCCATTGTGCTTATTGATCCAAACGTGTCGAGATAAATAAACCCCTCCAAAAACACTTTTCTCTTGTAAATACATCTATTCTGTGATATAATAAGAAGTGAGGCGGTATTACGCAGGGTTCTACTGAGGACCCGAACCTAGGAACAAGAGTCTTAAGAGGGAATACTTGAACTGGAAGCAGCACCTTTCATTTGGCGTGGTATACACTATTTGTTATGCAGTATGTTATCACCTGACAGTGTCTTTTCCGGAAACATTCTCCCAGTCGTGCTTAGGAATGCTGGATAACGGCCCTTTGATATACCTGGGCCTCTTGGGCCTGGACCCGGAAGGTCCCGTCATGAAGTGGTTTGACAACCTGACGTGTCGTGGAAAGTGGACGGGCTGGCTAAAGAGCCCTTTGTACTTGGCTGTATTTATCAGTGCTATCGTCAATA